GTTCAGGATGCTCAGTGGGATAGGGGATTTGTAGCGAATGAATACTTGGATTCTGGAGCGACCACAGCAAAAACAGGTGTCCTTGATAACCTCCCACGCATTGATTACACCAGCGGTAGTGCTCAGCTTTTGGTAGAGCCCAGCAGAACAAACATCTGCTTGAACTCAGAAGGCGTTGACTCATTGCAGGGTGCTGCAACGGCTACTCTAGATCAAGACGTGGTTAGTCCAACAGGATACAAAGGAGGGGTGGTGGAGATTACAAACCTGCTGGGAGCTCCTAACGACAGGCAGCAGTTTTTTGCTGACATTGCTTCAGGTAACAGGGGTCAATCTTTTTGTGCCTCTGCGTATGTCAAGGGAACGTCTGGAGAGACAATGAGTTACCAGTTCAAGAGAATTACAGGTGACTACGTAGGTGCGTCTAAGGTTCGTCACACCTTCAGCGGAGAGTGGGAGCGACTCGACCAGACCTTTACAACATTGTCGGACACTGAAAAAGTTGGGTTTCACTTCACCAACGACTCTGACACAGCTGACAGCATTTACATCTGGGGGATGCAGATTGAAAAGGGGGAAAACAACGTTGACGCTTACCCCACCTCGTACATCCCTACTTACGGGGCATCAGACACGCGGGCTGCTGAAGTTTGCGAAACGATTGATGATCTCGATATAGGGAATTCATACACCATCTTGTTTGACTTCGATCAAACTCACAACCCAGTAGTCAACACCGTCACCTTTCAAACTGAGAACTCTTCAGACGTAGATGGGATTGAAGGTAGATGGTATGGAGATGTCGATGGATTTAGAATTTACGATCAGCTAAATAATGCTTATCCTATAAGCACTATCTACAGCAGCTCAACAAAAAAGTGGGTGGCTAGGATTGATGGTACAACATCCTTTGACTTGTTCCACAACGACTCAGGAACACCAACCAAAAGAAGCGGCACTGCCCTGAGTTCAGCTGTAGACCTAAAGACGTTTAAGATTAAAAGCAACGGTCCTAGAATCAATAACATCAAAATCTTTGATTCAGCACTAAGCGACTCTGAGTGCAACGCTCTAGTAGAATAATCTGTAAGAAACCATGAGAACATTTAGAAAATACGAGTTTGGCAGCAAGTCAGCTGCAACTACGAAGATCAACGCCCTCGGCCTTGACTCCGAAGGCAACCCTACGCACTCACACTCCATCGTGCGCCTAGGCAACATCGTGACTACCCCAGCCACTTACGATGACGACGGTAACGAGCTTACAGCAGCTGTACTGTCAGACAACTACCACGTAGACGTGTTGTGGAACGGAGACCCTGATACCGACTGGGACAACCAGATGGTGTGGTGCGCTCCTATGGGTGTTCACATGTTCGGGTCCTCTAGTGCCATCGCTGAGTGGATCGAAGAGTGCAAAGTGCAGCGTCCTGATTTGTTCCCCGAACCTGAAGACGAAGACTGATGTTAGGACTTGGAACATCTCTGATCCATGGGGCTCCCGTATCTCCTCTGGAGGAGCTACTCAGATCTGCTTTCGACAAGAGGGTGACCGAAGACGGCGGTACGTTGGAGAACGACGCCTGCTTGCTCTCTGCGCTCAAAGAGCTGATCTAATCAGCCTTCTAGTTCTCTGTAGAAAGCCTGCACTAACAAGCGGGCTTTCTGCGTTAGGGCATATCTAACTCGGTAGTTCATCTTCGTCTCCTCACGGAACAGGTGATCTTCTCTGGAGTCTGAGGGGGTGAGTTTATCAAAGTGTTTGTACACGTAACCCTCGTTAACTAACTGATATACAATTCGATCCGCAAGCTTAGTCTTGTTGTACTCGTAGTCTTCTGCTGCAAAGTCGAGTGTCCAGAACTCTAGGTCATACGCCCACAGCATGAAGTTCAGCTCTTTCTCGAAGATGTCGTATCTCTTGCAGAACCCTAGTGTCCTAGTTCTCAGATACTTAAGGTGATTTTTTTTTACGTACCTTTGATTAAGGTAGGAGAAGTCCCTGAAGAGCTTCTTTTTCGAAACTAAACTTTTTGGCATATGGATATGGATCGGTACAACGACATGGAGGAAGAGGGTTTTTGGTTCGAAATGCAGGAGTTGTCTGGTGCCCTCTCCGAGTTAGTCCATAAATACGGATTAGAAGATAAAGTTATTTCAGCTTTTGTCGTAGGTTTGCTGGAGCCTTTTGATGAAGAGACCAGCAATATGAAGGCTTTCTTCCACTACAACATTCAAACTGAGGGAGAGCTTGAGATTGTCAAGGACTTCATGACCGACTCATACTCACCTCCTGAGGACGAAGGACCAGATCTAGACGATCTGATCAGCGGTCTTGGGATTTCCCTTAATTGAATGGAAGGACTTATTAGGAAGATTATTATCGGGAGAGATCCGAAGAACGCCATGGCCTATTATGTAGGCATGAGAGCTGGCAGCGGAGAAGTTTGTGCAATCGTATTAGATGACAGGCATCTGCACCTTCACGGAAAGACTAGATATCTTGTATATTTGGAGAACGATGAAGGGCAGGTTCTATGGAAAGCCGTAGACGACATGCCATGTTTAATTGAATTCGATTGCAACTTCTAAATGAAAACACTCGATCTATTCGTCGTTGAGCTAGAAAAAAGGGTCAATGACACCATCACTACGGACAGTGGGTTGGAACTCTACATCGATACCCGATTTGAAATGGGTGAGTTCAATAACCGAATCACAGAGGGGCCCGTGGTATGCGCCCCCGTCAAGCACAACACAGGCGTCAAGGAAGGAGATACCCTCTACTTCCACCACCACGTTGTAATCAACGACGGTCAGCCACTTACTGGCAACGACAACAACTACATTGTACGGTTTGATCCGAAGCACACCATTGGTAATCAAGCCATTGCGTTCAAGTGCAAGGACACTGGGGAGGTAAAGCCTATCGGAGGCTGGGCTCTTCTAGAGTCGGTGGATCAGGAAGATGAGTTTGTGTCTGACGTCATCGAGGTTATTGAGCTGAACGATAAGCTCCCTCGTAAGGGCCGCGTCTCTTTCGATGCTCCATGGCTTGAAGAGCTCGGAGTCAAAAAGGGGGATATCGTTGGGTTTGTGAAGAACGCAGACTACCGAATCAAGATCGACGGAAAGGAGCACTACCGTACCCGTACTGAGGACCTCTTATACGTAGAGAAGTGATGGACAGGGAGGAACTTATGGAGATCCTTGCTGAGGAAGAATGCCTCACAGCTGACGGCTTTGACGATGCGCTTGTTGGTTGCACCTACGGTGCTAACGTCGTGGCCATCTACGACATCGACAAGATGATTGAGATTCTTATTTGCGAGGGGCTGGAGTATGAGGATGCGGTGGAGTACTTAAACTACAACGTCGTAGGAGCATACATGGGAGAGAAAACACCACAATACGTACGCTTTGCCACGCAAGAAGTTCACAACGATTGAGGCTGCTGGCAGGCTTATGGAGAGCATGGAGGTCGCCATTAACAACATGATTGATGAGATCAAGAAGCCAGTAGACCCAGAGGTCAACGGAAGCGCACGCAAGGCTGAGCTTCAGTCTATCAAGCAGACCGCTACTGATTGTAAGGAGCTAATCGTTGAGCGTCAGCGGTTGGAGCAAATGATTAAAGACCTACAGAGCAATGGAGAGATCGGAGAAGCAAAAGACTACAGCGGAGGTTTCGCTGAGAGATTCTCTAAATGATTGGAGGGCAATCGTCTTTCAAAAAAACAAGACCGATTTCAAATTCTGGGAAGAGTCTTGGAACGATGAATTCGAGGACTGATGCCACTGAAAGACCCCGAAGCTCGTAGGCGCTACAACAGAGAGTACCAAAAGAAGCATTATCAAAAGCATAAGAAAGCTTACAAGGATAAGGCTAAGGCATTCAATAGGAACCAGCGCAAATGGTCTAGGGAGTTTGTCAGCAGAGTAAAGAGAATGTACGGTTGTGTTGACTGCGGAGTAAACAATCCAATTATCCTTGAGTTTGATCACGTAAGGGGAGACAAGATCAACAACATAGCTGACATGGTGAATCAGTCTTATGGACTGACTACAATAAAAGAAGAGATCAGAAAATGCGAAGTTAGGTGCGCCAACTGCCACAGATTAAAGACACACGAGAGAAGAAACAAATAACAGAACGCGCGAGTAGCTCAACTGGATAGAGCAACACTCTTCTAAAGTGTAGGCTGGGGGTTCGATTCCCTCCTCGCGTACAAATTAAATAAACAATCATGGCTGATTACATCTGCAAATGCTGCGACCACGAAGAGAGTAGGAGCGGCGTATCCATCAAGATCATCGACGGATCTGCTAAGCATGACATCCAATGCCTATGCGGCAAATACATGGACCTCAAAGACCCTAAGTCTGGTGCACCAAGTTTCCGAAGCAATCGGTACGGTCAGGTATTCTGATGGGGTCTCTCGTCAACATAGAAGAGTATGAGGACCTTGCTATCTCAATTTGTCCCAAGGGCACACAGGGTGACGTTATCGAGCTCGGTGGGCTGGTCATTGTTCTTCCCGCTCAGCCTCCCGAAGAGGAGATTGCGGGATATGGAGAGTCAGTCGACATGCAAATGTGGAAGAGGCGGTCTATGCCCGAGGAGTTGTCTAGGGTTCGTTCTATGGATGAGTGGAGCGAGATGCCTAGGGAGTTCAGACAAAGGTTTTCTCCGTATATCGAGGAGGAGTTTCGACGTCGGCGTGAGGGCTTTTGGTTTTTTAATGACGGTGAGCCTACATACATTACGGGGCGTCACTACATGATGCTTCAATGGACGAAGCTGGATATTGGTTATCCTAGCTTCCTGTCCTTTCAGAGAGATATTTTCATACATATGGCAGCGTGTGAGGCGGACTCCCGATGTATCGGGCAGCTCTACACGAAGTGCAGGCGTAGCGGGTATACGAATATCTGCTCGTCTGTGCTTCTAGATGAGGCCACACAGGTCAAGGACAAGCTCTTAGGTATTCAATCCAAGACGGGTAAGGATGCTCAGGAGAACATCTTCATGAAGAAGGTGGTTCAAATGTTCCGTCACTACCCGTTCTTCTTTAAACCAATTCAAGATGGTACAACCAACCCAAGGATGGAGCTCGCTTTTAGAGAGCCTTCAAAACGTATTACGAAGAACAATAAAACTTCTCTCTCGGGAGAAGCCCTGAACACGGTCATCAACTGGAAGAATACCACTAACAACGCATACGACGGTGAGAAGCTTCACATCTTGTATCTCGATGAGGCGGGCAAGTGGGAGAAGCCAACAGACATCCGTGACGCTTGGAGGATCCAGCGTACGTGTCTCATCGTTGGACGCAAGATTGTAGGCAAGGCTCTGGTTGGTAGCACCGTGAATCCTATGGATAAGGGTGGCAAGGAGTACAAGGACTTGTGGGCTGACTCCGACCCTACCCAGAGAAACGCAAATGGTAGAACCCGATCTGGACTGTACCGACTTTTTATACCTTCGTACGAATCATTAGAAGGATTTTTCGATGTTTACGGTAGACCCATTGTTGACGACCCTCCTGTTGTGGTGGATGGGCTTGACGGCGATTCTGTTTTTATGGGTGCGAAGACCTTTCTCAAGAATGAAAGAGAGAGTCTTAAGGATGATCCTTCGGAACTCAATGAGATAACGAGGCAGTTCCCCTTCACCACTGACGAGGCTTTCCGTGACAGTATCGAAGGTAGTCTCTTCAACATCGGCAAGATCTATGAGCAGGTTCAGTACAACGACGACCTGTTCCCCAACCCTGTAGTCAGGGGTAACTTCGTATGGAAGAACGGCGTTCAGGACACCCAAGTGGTCTTCAAGCCTGACCCCCAAGGCAGGTTTCGAGTTGCATGGATGCCACCCGAAGAGCTGAGGAACCAGAAGAAGTTCGAAAGAAACAAACGTATTCCACCCAATGCAGAGCTGGGGGTAGGCGGGGTTGACTCTTATGACCTCGATGCCACCGTCGACGGACGGGGGTCTAAGGGTGCGCTACATCTCTACAACAAGTTTCACATGGAGCATCCATCGAACATGTTTGTAGTGGAGTATGCGTCCCGTCCACCTTTAGCTAAGATCTTCTACGAGGACTGCCTCATGGCAGCGGTCTTTTATGGGTACCCTCTCTTGATCGAGAACAACAAGTACGGTATCGCAAGATACTTTGAATCAAGGGGTTACGACGGTTACTTAATGAATCGCCCAAGACATCTTTCCGCCCCCAACGCTAAAGTGAACGTGAAGACCAAGGGTATACCTTCTAACTCTCAGGAGGTTATTCAGGCTCATGCTCATGCAATCGAAGCCTACATCCACGACTACGTAGGCATCAACAGGGATACTGGAGATTACGGGAAGATGTACTTCAATGCAACGCTGGAGGACTGGATTGGTTTTAAGATCGACAACAGAACCAAGTTTGACCTTTCTATTAGTTCTGGTCTATGCCTCCTTGCTGCCCAGAAAATTAAACAAAAAAAGAAGGAGTCTAACCTGACTGAGGCCAAGTTCTTTAGGCGATATAAGCCCATCGGGTAATTTCTTATATTTGCACAAAATGCGCCCACAGTAATGCAGTCATATGGTAACAAGAAGTCTAGCAACTTCCCCGATCCGCTAGCTTCTCAACAAGAAAAATCTTCAGAGGCTTACGGCGCGAACTACGCCAAGGCTATCGAGAGCCAGTGGGGAAGCCTGACCAATCAGAACTCTCTGATCAGACAGCGAAACAAAACATTTGAGCGTAACAGGGAGTACGCCAACGGTACTCAGGATACAACTATCTACAAGCAGATCCTGACCAACCTCGATCCAAACAATGCTGATGGCAGTTTGGTCAACCTCGATTACACCCCTGTCCCAATCCTCCCTAAGTTCGCCAAGATTGTCTCAAACAAGATTCTGTCAAGAGATCCGTATCCTAACCTTGAGGCGATTGATCCTATCTCTTCATCAGAGAAGCAAAAGGAGAAGAACAGGGTAAAGAATCAGGTCATGCTCCGTGAAGAGCTTTTGAAGCTTAAGGAGATGACTGGAGGGCTCGTGCTGGGTGATGACCCAGAGACTTTGCCAGAGACTCTTGAGGAGGCTGAAATCTTCTTGGAAACCAACGTGAAGACTGATGCAGAGATTGCTGCACAGATTGGAACGAACCTGACTTTGTCTTGGAGCAACTTCAACGACGGCATCTTCAGGAGGGTCGTTAATGACCTCGTCGCTCTGGGGATGGGCGTCGTCAAGAGAAGCAACGACCCAAGCTACGGGATCAAGGAGGAGTATGTGGATCCAATCAACTTCGTCCACAGCTACACCGAAGATCCCGGTATGAATGACTTGAACTACGCTGGCCACGTTAAGCGCGTGAGCATCAGCGAGTTGAAGCGATTGGCTGGGGGTCAGCTCACAGAAGAGGACTTCAAGAAAATCGCCACCACCGTGGCAAACCAGAACGGGTACGACAAGTCAAAGCTCAACGACACCCAGTACGACCGTAGCCTGAACAGAACCATGTATGGTTACGATGAGTTCATGGTTGACATCTTGGACTTTGAGTTTGTGTCCACTGACTGCATCTACTTCGAAGAGAAAGAGAATCAGTACGGTAACAGCGGTTTCTTCTACGAAGGATTTAACTACAAGGAGAAGAAGAACTCCGTGTTCTCACGCAAGCCTCACAAGCTTGAGATTCAAACCATCTACGGTGGTTCCTACATCATGGGTTGCGACAAGCTCTTCGACTACGGAATGAAGAGCAACGTCCCAAAGAACATCCACGACATCTCTAAGGCTCGTATGTCTTACTCGTGCATCGCCACGAACATCAGACGTATGATTCCTAAGTCATTGATTGACGGATGCGTTGGCTTTGCGGACATGTTGCAGATCACCCACCTCAAGCTTCAGCAGGCACTTGCCAAGGCGAAGCCTGATGGACTGATTATTGACATCGAGGGACTGGAGAATGTCCAGCTCGGTAAGGGTGGTGAGCTTCAGCCATTGGAGCTGCACGACATCTACGAGCAGACTGGTGTCTTCTACTACAGAAGCAAGAACCCAGAGGGAGGATTTCAGAACCCACCTGTCAGAACCATTGACAACCACATTCGCAACATCAACGAGTTGGTGAGTTTGTACAACCACTACCTCCGCATGATCCGCGACGTGACGGGAATCAATGAGATGATGGATGCATCTACTCCTAAGGGAGATACGTTGGTGGGTGTTCAGCAGAACGCCATCGCGGCTGGCAACAACGCCATCTACGACATCACCAATGCAGCCATGGTCATCTACAAGAAGGTTTGCGAAGACATCGTCAAGTGTCTGCAGATCCTTCCTCAAGAAACTCCTATCTACAAAGCCTACACCAATGCTATCGGTGAGACCAACATGAAGGTACTCAGTAGCTTCGGTGATCTGCCTATGTACAACTTTGGTGTTCAGGTAGTTAAGGACATGGAGGATAAGGACCGCATGTACCTTGAGCAGAACATCCAGATGGCCTTGGGTCAGAAGGAGTTGGATATCGAGGATGCCATTGCTATCCGAAACATGCGTGACATCAATCAAGCGGAAAGACTCCTCGTGGTTCGTCGCAACAAGCGCATGAAGCGCATGCAAGAGATCTCTCAGCAGAACTCAGCTATGCAGGCTCAGGTGGCTCAGCAGTCAGCTCAAGCAGCATCTCAGGCCAAGCAGCAGGAGATGCAGATGAAAGCAGAGATCGATATGCAGATGGAGCAGATGAAGAGTCAGTTGGAGTTGCAGCGCATGCAGATGGAGCACGAGATGCGCAAGCAGATCGAAATGATCAGAGCACAGGCTACTCTCGGATTCCGCACAGAGGAGCAGGAGTTTAAAGAAAAGCTGGAGGTCCTCAAGGAGGATCGCAAGGACGAACGTGTTGATAAGCAAGCAGTTAAGCAGTCTCAGCTTATCTCACAGCGCAAGGGCAACCGTGGAGAAATCCAAGGAGAGCCCCAACCATTTACAAATATGTTTGAATAATGGCGAGTAAAGTAAACCTCGACGAATCTACTAGACTGGACATCACGTGCAAGCGTGGTGACACCTTCACGCTCACAGTCACTCTCAAGGACTCTGCGGGTACGGCACTCCCTTTGGCTACCGACAACTACCGATTCATTGTTCAGGTGAGAGAGAACCTCTTGCCTAACGAAACTGGTAAGGGTGGACTCATCCTCGGCACATCGGACGTGGGTGTCAAGGCTGCCAACAACTTTGAACCAGTTTCTGTGGATGACAGCGGTAACGCAACCATTCAGGCTTCGGCTTTGACGATGCGGTCCATTGCTTCGGGTAAGTACTCTTACGACATCCAGTACATCAAGCCAAGCACTACTGGCGGATTGGATATCCACAAGACAATCCTGTTTGGTTCGTTTGTGGTGAACGAGGACATCTCTGAAGCCATCGATGCGTAATGAGTGACATTACAGTAACGGTTCAAGACTCTACTTCTGTAGACGTCAATGTATCTGCTTCGACGGCGGTTACTGTAAACAGTGTTGCTTCTAGCCCTGTTGCTGTAACCTCCAAGGGTGCGAAGGGTGATACTGGTGCTGCTGGACCTCAGGGCTCTCAGGGTGTTGCTGGCGTAGGCGTTATCTCTGGCGGATCCAACAATGAGTTCCTTCAAAAAGACGGGGCCACTGACTACAACTTAAAGTGGAGTGCGTACACTTTGCCTTCTGATGACGGTGATGATGGACAGGTCCTCACCACAGACGGTGCAGGTACAGTTTCTTTTGGTTACCCGAAGACTATTTCTGAAAACGTAAAGAACATAAGCGGAGGCCCGCTTGCAAAGGGAACTCCTGTCCACGTTACGGGCTCTGTCGGGAATCAAGCCGAGGTTATTGCTGCAGATGCAGCCACGAACTATCCAGCTCATTTTGTCTTAGATCAAGACCTCGCTGACGATGGTGAGGGGTTGGGTATTGCTATTGGTTTTATCAACAACGTAGACGTTCCTGACGCCTCTATCTACTCAGAGGGTCAGACTGTTTACTTAGGTGCTTCTGGTGGCTGGACCACAACCAAGCCGACTGGCACAAATGCTATTCAAAACCTTGGGATTATCATCAAGGTAAACACGAGTGGCAACAAGATCTCTGGCATCATTATGGGTGCTGGAAGGGCTAACGATGTACCCAACATTCCCGACGGTCAAGCTTGGATCGGCAATGCATCTGGCGTAGCCACGCCTACTACTCTAGCAGATGTAGCTACTAGCGGCAGCGCTTCAGATCTCTCTGCAGGAACGCTTCCCGTCACTAGAGGGGGTACGGGTGCAACCTCCTTCACATCAAACAGCGTCATTACTGGCAACGGCACCTCTGCCTTGACTGCTGAAAACTCCCTTGTGTTTGATGGCAGTACCTTGACTATCAAAGGTCAGAGAGAAATACCATCCCCCACAAGTAGTGATCAGTACTACGGAGACATTGTGTCTTTCGGTAGCGGACCTGCTGGGGTTGACGGAGACATAGAGCAGGGAAAGCTCTACTATCTTGACTCATCCCAGCAATGGGAGGAGACTGATGCAGATGCTGTTTCGTCATCTACAGGTATGCTAGGTATTGCGATTGTAGACGACTCACCCAAGTACCTCATCAAGGGTCTTGCTCGTCATGGAGACTGGGCTGGATTCACAACTGGAGACGTGCTGTATGTCTCAGGCACTTCTGGTGAGATTACCAACACAGCACCTTCAGGCAGTGGTGATGTCGTCAGGATTGTAGGGTACTGCACAAACGCAGGCACCAGAGAGATTTACTTTGATCCGTCTAAAGACTGGGTTGAGTTGTCATGAGCATAGACAAGCTTTCTGGAGTTTCTTGGACTAGTCTTAGCAAAGTAGATGGTGTGCTTAAAGACAGCATATCGAAGGTGTCTGGTTCTAGTGTTCCAGTTGATTACTTCTTGGACACTTATAGTGGATCAGTAGCTGCTTACAGCCTTCGAAAGCTGTCTTCTTCGGCTACTGGGGCTATCGTTGTAGAAAACTCATCAGGAGGTTTCGCTACTATTGGGTTTGATTCGAGTGGGAACCTAGACACAGCAGCCCTTGCATCCCACTGCGGCAGCAACTACGGCAGGATTTCGACTTGGCTGGATCAATCTGGAAACGGGAACAACATGACTCAGTCTACGGCAGGGTCAAGGCCTTACATTGTTGACGGTTCTGGAAACCTAATTACCACCACAGACAACTCAATCCCAGCACTTGATTTTTACTTTGGCTCTACTGCAAGATGGTTGGAGAATACGTTTGTCTCTAACAACGGTGATGAGTTGCTTATCTCAGCAGTTACTGAGTTTAAGTCTGTGACCACTGCACAACAAGTATTTAGCCAGTGGTCTTCTTCAACATCGACTCAGGTCACTCAGCTTAGCGTATTGGGTGCGTCATCCAAGCTTAGAATCTCTGCAAGATATAGTGGTGGAGAGCTTGGAAGGAGCGACAGCAACACGACAATATCTGTCAATGATGAATACATCATAAACGCCTATGTCTCTGCCTCACCTTATGAAGGTGATATTGATTTCAACGGTGACAAAGCAGATACAGACACAGGCTACCCTAGCTCTGGTACTATCAATAACGGTAGCTTAAAGGCTGCTATTGGCAGGAGGTCAGATAACGGAAACGCACAACTTCAAGGCTACGTATCCGAGTTAATTATTTGGTCTGACACGATGCCAACTAGAGCGAACGTAATGACAGATATAAACAATCACTACTCTGTATTCTAATGGCAAAGACTGCAACAGATACTGGCAACAAGATCACGGCTGGGTATGTGATCAGGATGTCTGGTATTGAAGAATACTTCGAGACCGAGTCAGGAGCGGTGACGTGGGCCAAAGCAGGCAACATTCCGTCGGTATCGTTCTACACAGATGACTCTATCTCAGACGCTGATAAGCTTGATGACTTACGCCACGGGAACCTAATGGAGTACTCTTCTGATATTTGATATATTTGCATCATGGGATCTCCAAGCGCAGTAGGGAAGAGAGTCAAGAACATGCTCAAGAAGTATGGATTGGCTGGTGTCAACAAAGCAAAGCGTACACCCAAGCACCCGAAGAAGTCACACATCGTGTTGGCTAAGGTTGGTGACAAGGTCAAGCTGATTCGCTTTGGGGAGCAGGGTGCTAAGACAGCGGGCAAGCCTAAGGCTGGTGAGGGCTCCAAGATGAAAAAGAAACGCGCTTCATTCAAGGCCCGTCACGCAAAGAACATTGCCAAGGGTAAGATGAGCGCAGCCTACTGGGCCAATAAGGTTAAGTGGTGATGAACACCGTTAAGTACAACAAGGGGGGCAAGCTCAAGATCTCTCAGAAGTCGGTCGAGGTACCGCCTCCATCTGGGTACCATTGGATGCAGGAGGGTGGTAGATACTTCTTGATGAAGGGAGACTACAAGCCTCACGATAAGGCAGTTGCCAAGGCTAAGTTCAAGCTCGTCAACCACTCATGAATATCAACAAGAAATACCTTAGGGGCAGCAAGAACCCTACTCGTAGAGCAGAGCTCATTCGCAAGATCGCAGAGATCTACAAGAAGGGTAAGCCATACCCAAAGAACTTGCAGGCTCTAATGAAGGAAAGAGATAAATTATGAGAGCAGTTAAGAAACTGAATAAGGGAGGCATGGCTGGTCTTGATGCCGCCGAGAAGGAAGTATACAAGAGAGGTCTTGCCGCATACATGAGTTCTGGTAACAGGCCTAACGTCACTCAACACGAGTGGGCTGCCGCTAGAGTGAATTCCCCCTTCGGTAAAAAGGAGGCCGCGAAGATCAGAGCAGACAAAAAGAAAAAGTGATATATTTGCAATACTAAAAACCACTTACTACTAACATGGCTACTACAACAGCAACCCTCACGCTTTCGAGTGGAGACTTGACTGGCGATGCTCTCTCTCTGAGCACCACCACTCAGCTCACCAAGGCTGGTAACGCTACTGGTCTCGATCAGACTACGGGCGTTGCACGAAAGTTCTATGCGTCTGCTCAGACTGACACAGCTCTGATCCTCGCAGCGGACTACTCCGATGACAAGGCTCACAAGGTCTACATCAAGAACATCTCATCAACCGCTTCTGAGTACATCACCGTCAAGGTCGGTGCTACTGAGGTCGGACGCTTGTATGCAGGTGACTTCTTGTTCATGCCTTGGAGTGCAGACACCACTGGCGACAACGCAGACATCGACATCGACACATCTGCAGTCAACATGACTGTTGAATACCTCGTTATCTACGAAGCATAATGGGTACGGTAAGAGCTACACTTAGTCTCTCTACCACCACGGTCATGACATCACCGATTAACATCGGGGTGAACATGATCATCAATGCTGACTCTGGCAATGTCCAGCGCGTCAAGATTCTTGGCACTGCTGCTGGCTCAGATGCTATCACTGTCTACAAGGCAAGCGATAAGCTCGAAAACGCCTACCTGTACATCAAGAACCTGTCCAAGGACAAGGAGAAGTATGTGTACTTGTATGCCGAAACAGCCACTGACGATCCAGTAGTCATGAAGATTGGTGGCGGAGAATTCGCGTTTATCCCTGCTCAGAACGATCAGACCATGAAGGCTTACTCCACTGACGTCGACCAGATGGTTGAGTGTGCGGTCTTCGGTTTGGATAGCTCAGCAGTTAAACTCACATAAAATGGCAAACCTTTCTAACACAGGTGAAGCGAATCAGGCTGCTTTCGGGCAGCTTGGTTCTTGCTTTTGTAACACCACCACCGCGCAGGACCTGACGTGTCCTAGCGGATATGCTTTCGTTGCTATCACTTGCTTGGAGGACACTACATTCCGTGACCTTCAGGCGGTGAACAACAAGCAGATCTTTGGGTCTGATGGAGTAGACAATGACTTCGACGCTACTGGCGACCTCGTCACTTCTGCTGACGTCTTCCCAAAAGGCATCACCATCTACGGCAAGTGGGATACCGTTGATATTGCCTCAGGCTCTATCATCGCCTACTACGGCCCAGCGTAACGAACAAACACCCTTAATTAAATACAATGGAGGATAACAATCCAACAGAAGGCGGTACGTTCGAGATCTTCAATGATGCGTCGGAATTTCAGGCTAGCATGGCTCAGTCTGAACCTCAGGTCGCAGAAGCTCCCGCACAGGAAGCACCAGTAGAAACACCAGAGGCTCCAGTTCAGGAGTCGGTCGTTGATACTGAGGCGCCATCCGCCGAACCGATTCAAGAAACTATAGTTGATAACGCTCCTGAATCGCAGGAGCGACCAACGGAGACTCAAGACTACAGCGACCAAGACATCGAGGGTGCTGTGATGAGCTTTCTGAGCGAGAGGCTTGGACGCGAAATCACTTCTTTCGACGACTTGACGCCTGTCACTGAGCCCTCCACCCCGCTCGACGAGAGAGTCGAAGCTATCTCTAAGTTCGTTCAAGAGACTGGACGTTCTCCTCAAGACTGGTTCACATACCAATCCCTTAACCCATCTGAGATGGATGACGTTATGGCGGTTCGCGTGAGCATGGCTACGGAGTACAAGGACCTTAGCGGACAGGAGATCGACATTCTCTTGAACAGCAAATACAAGCTCGATCCCGACGTTCACACGGAGGATGAGATCAAGCTTTCACAACTGCAGCTGAAGATTGACGCTGCTGAGTCTCGTAAGCGCATTACGGATCTGAGAGAGACCTACCGCGCCCCAGAGCCCCAGCAACAAGATCAACAGCCTCAGTCCATCGTTGATGACGAGTGGATCGCGAACATGTCTCGTGAGGTCGACTCACTGACTGGATTGGAATTCGATCTGGGTCAGGACAAGACTTTCACGTTTGGCTTGCAAGACGACTACAAGTCTCAACTCAAGGATAAGAACGCTCGTCTCGACGAGTACTTCGACCCTTACATTCGGGATGACGGTAGTTGGGACATTGACACGCTCTCTTCTCACAGAGCCTTGGTTGACAACATTGATCAGATTGCTCAGTCTATCTACAGACAGGGCCTGAGTGATGGTCAGCGGGGTTTGGTAGAAAAAGCTGCCAACGTTCAGGCTAGCGCCCCACAACAGCAAAACATTAACAACACTTCTGATCCCGTCGTCGATCAACTAAAACAAATCATGCTCGGCGGCTCAGGGATGAGATTTAAAATCTAAGCTATACCATGGCTACTCTTGGTTCAACTCGCGGGACTGATGCTCCCGTAATCGACGGCTCTCCTAGCGCCTTCGCAACAGACCCCAGAAAATATCAAGCTCTGGGCGATTTCCTCACTCAAAACGGTGACTTCAACAAGCCTGACGTCCGTGACCTCTTGGTCAAGACCTACGGCGATCAGGGTATCACTGGCTTCCTTCAGTTGACTGGCGCTGTGAACAGCGGTGGTTCTGCCGACCAAGTCGAGTGGTTCGAAGAAGGTCGTCGCCACGTGAAGTTGGTGGTCGAGACTGGTGCATCTTTCTCTTCTGCTTCTTCTGCTGACAGCTTGTCTGTGGATCCTGTGAGCACCGTTGAGCAGACCCCTAACAAGTACGACGTGTTGATGCACGCAGAGTCTGGCAACAAGTTCATCGTTGACACCGTTGCTTCTGACAGAAGCACCTTCAACATCTCTACCCTCGACGGTGAAAGCATCACTGTGACTATCTCTGCTAACGATGAGTTCATCATCTTGGGCAACATGCACCCACAGGGCAGCAACCAGCCTGAGACCTTCTTGGAGACTGAGCCCGAGCGTCGCAAGAACCCATACATGATCGTGAAGGACCGTTACGAAGTGAACGGATCACAAGCTACCAACATCGGCTACGTGAACATTGGAAACGGTGACTACCGTTGGTTCATGCACGGTGAGCAGGAAGCTCGTAAGCGATTCATGGATCGTCGTGAAATGATGTTGCTCTTCGGTGAGATCAACGACGGAGGCGGTGCTTTGTCTGACGTTGCTGGCTCTGAGGGTTACTTCTCTGCTTTGGAGGCTCGCGGTATGCAGGTGACTGGTACTGGCGCTGATCCTTTGAACAGCTTCACTGAATTCGACACCATCTTGGTTGAGCTCGACAAGCAGGGTGCTCCTGCCGAGTACGCTATGTACTTGAACAGAACTCAGTCTTTGGCTATCGATGACATGTTGGCTGCAGGTATCGGAACGCAACTCACTGCTGGTTTGCCCGGTCAGTTCGGTGCGTTCAACAACGATGCTGACATGGCTGTCCAGCTCGGATTCAAGAGCTTCACTCGCGGTGGTTACACTTTCCACAAGCACGACTGGAAGCTGTTGAACGATCCTACCTTGTTGGGTGGCGTTACTACTGGCGGTTACACTGGTGCTATGGTGCCATTGGCCAACATTGCTGATGCTCGTACTGGTGTGAAGGCACCTGCTTTGGAGCTCTGCTACAAGGAGGCTAACGGTTACTCTCGTGAGATGGAGCACTGGGTGACTGGTGGCGGTGTGCTGGGTCACAACAACAACGGCGGAGACGGTAAGGACGTGGCTACGTTCCACTACCGCTCTGAGATCGCGTTGGTGACTCGCGCTGCTAACCAACACGTGTTGCTCAAGTACTGATTCTAACTAGACGAAGGAGAGGGGGCTTCGGCCCCTTCTCTTAGTCCTAAACTTTTGAAACATGATTTTTCCTTTGATTCCCGATAAAATCAGAGAGACCAAGTCTGGCGCTGGTGCCGTTTCTGTGGACGCTTACGTCACTGAGTTGACTGCTGGCGGTGCTGTTGCGATCACTCTCGCTGATGGCTCTAAAGTCGGTCAGCTCAAAAAGGTCATCTTGGATGATGCTGCTGGTATCGCAACCATCACTCCTTCAACTTTCGCGGACGGATCCACTGCTGCCATTGCTGCAGCTATTGGAAACTACGCTGAGTTCATGTGGGTTGGTGATTCTGGATGGAGATTGGTTGGTAGCTTGAACGTTACTGTTGCCTAATACTTGATCTATTACGAAAGAAAGAGGCCCTTTGTGGCCTCTTTTTTGTTTGTATATTTGCGTCAATGGATAAGTTCATCATATTTAAATTGAAAGACGTTACTGCTGCGGGAGCTAGCGTCTCAGATGATGGTACTGGCATTGAGATTATTTCACTCCCAGTGAAGTCTATTTCTCATATGACCGCCTCGTCAGGTAGGGTTAGCATCTTCTACAACGATGTTTCTAGATACGACGAAAGCAACCTAAGTACAGGTGAGTCTATTCAGAAGTCGTACGTCACCATTAGCTGTGAAGTAGGTGAAGAGTTCACCACCATCGAAAGCATCTCCAACTTCGCTGGACTGCGAGAAGGAAGCAAAGCATTAGTCTTTGATGCTGAGGATCAAGGACTTATAAACGCGGTGTTGCATGCCCACCCTGTAAACAGAGTCACTGGTAAGACCAGTGTGATTACAGACAATGGCTTTACTGCGGCATCCTCGAATACGATCAATGACATCAACTTTGGGGCTGCCGAAAACAAACCGATTCTTGATTTGGATTCAAGGGATGCGGTATTTGGAGGAGGCGGTGGTAACATCTCTGCTTGGGTAAATGCAGGAACTGGGGGGTCTGACTATAACTTCAGCAGCGTCACGGGAAGTGTGACTCAGCTCACTGGAACCGTAAAATCAGGTTTTTCTACAGGAATCAATACAGCCTTCTTTTCTGTAGACTCGTACATCTCTCTGGCTAACAGCCTAACCATTTATGGTGATTACACAATGTACATGGTGTACTCGAATGGCAATTCGGCAACGACCAAGGAAGCACCGATTATCTACGGTGTTGATGCTGGTGACTCTAGTGGAGGAGTCGGTATTGCCAGTAGGGTAGACAACATCAAGTCTAATATCGAGAACAAGATCGGCATCTCATATCAGGATAGATATGGGGAGGCGGCTATCACCGAAACTCTTGTGAGCTTAGATGAGATCACACCATGTGTACTCGTCATCAGAAGAGATGAGGATTTTAACGTGTCTGTATACAACGCTGACGGAAATCTGTTGGCGATCATACCTGCAGTAACCGATGAGCCCGCTGAGGGCACTCAAAACGTCAAGAACGGGTCAACTACGGGTACCTTGGACTTGACTCACATTGGGTCTGCCAACGAGAACACCACTCACTCCTTCAGTGGAAGGCTTGGACGCTTCGGAGTTATCAGTAGAGATATCGGATCTGTTGAGGCTCAGCGAATTGCGAAAGAACTTTACGACCTTTATTCACTCTAATTAAATACATTTGTTATGGCTGAACAAGCTACGCGACGTGCTGGACGTCCTAAAAAATCAGCGCCCACTGCTGTGGCAGAACCAAAGGTTAAGGCGGCACCCGCCAAGAAACCCACCATTCGTCAGAAGGAGGTAAAACCCACCAACCGAATCTACGAGATTCAAAAGGGAGGCGGTATCGTGCTGATGCTCAAGCAGAAGTCCGTGCAGATCTTTGACGAATCAGAGAACCGAATCCGCAACATTCGTTACTGCCCCCGCGAGAACTCAATCTTCGTTGAGGACCAGAGTGACAACGCAGTGCGTGAGCCCGTGATCTTCCGCAACGGACGCCTCCTCGTCCCCAAGGAGAAGCCAAACCTTGCACGTTTCCTCGATGCTCACCCCGACAACGTGGAGAACGGAGGTAGCCTCTTCCGCCTCGTGGACGACAAACAAGACGCCGAAAAGGAGCTTGCTCGTGAGTTCTCTCAGTCAGAAGCCATCATGATGGTTCGCGAGAAGGACATTCAGGAACTGCTTCCTGTGGCCCTCTACTACGGCATCAACATCAACAGAGCCACTTCAGAGATTCGTTACGATCTTTTGCAGACTGCGAAGAAGAATCCATCTGGTTTCATTCAAGCCTTCGATTCACCTGAAGTAACAGTTCGCGCAACTGTGTCTCAAGCTGCTGACTATCAGATCATTAATCTGAAGTCTAGTGGAGTATACTGGTTTGACAGCAACCAGCTGATCGTGTCTGTTCCAGCGGGTATGGACGCGACGGATGTCATGACTCGATTCTGTCTTACAGAAAAGGGGGCAGCTGTTTTAGCTACTCTAGAGGATAGGCTAGAGAAGCTCGGTTAACAGAGAGGCCCTTCGGGGCCTCTTTTTTTGTTTGTATATTTGTTGCATGATTAGCGTCATTGAAGTATACAATGCAGTACGCGATTTAGCCAACAAGGACCAGAAGGGATTTGTGAGCCCAGAGATGTTTAACTCTCTCCTGCCTGCTGTCCAGTCTAAGATTTTTGGCAAGATCTACGATGCCGCACTTCAGGGCAAGGCCTTGAGAAGAAGCGGTGCGGACCTAGGCGGGGAGGACTCTCTGTACCTAAAGGCCAAGAACTTTATCTCTGAGTACATCTCTTCTGGGATTCTTCAGCAGGTAAACATCCCGTCCATCTACGATGACTCAGGCGTCTACAAAAAGCCCGAGAACCTGAACCGAATCATCTCTGTGTTCAACGACGACAGCGTGAACGTGGACTTGATTTATAACAGTGAAAAGATTTCCCGTATCCTCAATAGCAACCTGTCTGCTCCTACGGATGACTTCCCCGTTGGATTGGTTTCGTCTGAGATTGAGATCTTCCCACGCCCCGGCTCAGACGTATACATCAACTACTACCGCAACCCCACCTCTCGCTACGAGACTGCAGGTGCACGCTTTGCGGCAGGCGAAATTGACTACAGGAGACAGCCTTCTTATTCAGCTCAGACCTCAGGGTCTCTTGTGATCCCCAACCCATTTGACTGCAGGGCCTTTGACCTGCCTGCTGAGTTCAGAGACGAGGTTGTTAAAGAGATCTGTATGATGATCGGAGTATCCCTCAGGGACAACGTTCTGATGAGCTACGGCGCTTCACAACAATAACACATGGCATTTAAGGATATATCTACCGAGGGAATGAACTACGTCACCTTACGACAGGTGATGGATGACTTTGTCTTGACCATGGATGTGGATGATCACATCTCAAACATCAATGACGCAATGCTTCGCAACGTAGCTCTCCGAGGTATCCGAGAGTTTGGGTTTGATGTGACTGCTCGCATCAAGTCCCTGAAGAGAGACATTGACTCGAACAATACGGTACAGCTCCCGTCAGACTACGTTGACCTCGTGAAGGTTGGTGTCGTTGGTGCTGATGGTGTTGTGTATGTCCTGAACCAAAACAAGAACATCAACTACTCTCGCAAGGTTAGCGGAACCACCACCCCTGTTGATGACAAGGAAGGCCCCATGTACCTTGAGCAGAATGAAGTAGAGAACCGACTCGACGACAAGACGTCAACCAACGGCGACGTAGACAACGGAGATCCGTTTGAGTCTTACGTGTTCAGAAACTACATCTACGAGAACAATCTCGGTGGGTTGTATGGAATCGGTGGTGGTCACGGTATGGGTGAGTACAGGATCAACCTTGACCAGAACAGACTGGAGATCGATACAAGCAGCGACATCACCAAGGTGGTCATTGAGTACGTTGCAGACGAAGCTCGCAGCTCCAACCCATTGATCCACGTGTACGCAGAGGAGGCTCTTCGTGCTTACATCTACTACAAGTTGTGTGAAAGAAAGTCAACGGTACCTGCAAACGAGAAGATGCGTGCCCGCTCAGAGTACTACAACGAGCGCCGCAAGGCTAAGGCACGTCTAAGCAACTTCACCAGAGAAGAGGCATTGAGAACGATTAGAAAGAACTTCAAGCAGGCACCTAAGTACTAATGGCAATAGATAAAGTATTTCCCAGAAGACTCAATTCGAGCAAGGATACACGTTTACACCAGCAGGATGAGATGCTGGATGCGGTCAACGTAACTATTGACGACAACAATGGAGAGTTCTCCTCAGGCGTAGAAACAGCCACTGGAAACTTCGGCGTCTTGAAGCCAGTCAAGGGCAACTCGGCTGTGACAAACCTTACCGATCACGGCCTTGCCACTGGGTCTAAGGTTATCGGAAGCTGCAACGACGAGCGTGCTGGCCGCATCTACTACTTTGTGTACAGCCCAAATGGCTCACAGTCAGGTGTTTACTTCTACGACACTTCGGGCAACAACCTGCAGAAGTTGCTCTCATCTGAGCTGTTCAACTTTAGGGGCAACTCTTACGTTGACGGCAACGTGGTGTATATCCCTAACTCAGTGGTTGGGGGGACCGACTTGAAGCCCATCCTGTTCTTCACTGACAACCATACGGAGCCGAAGAAGATTGATGTCCAGAGAGCTTCCGAAGCTGGATCTGGTTTGCAGTTCTTGGACTTTGTTTCTGTCTGCCCTAGAACTCCTGTTGACCCACCTCAGTGGAGCTTCCAGAACGATCCGACCTACAAGGTCAGCAACTTCAAGGGGGAGAGGGGATTTCAGTTTGCATACCAGAACGTATATAAGTCTGGAGACGTGAGTGCGCTCAGCACTTACTCTACTCTGGCGGTTCCATCTGCCTACTTGAATCAGGGTGCTCAGCCCAACCCTAACTTCTTCTCTGAGAACTACATCCAGCTCAACATCCCAGATAACGCATTCACCTCAGAGGTGTCTCGCGTTAGAATCTTGGTAAGAAGCGGCAACACAGGTGCGTGGCTGATTGCAGACGAGGTAGACTACAGCGGAGGCAGTGTCTCTTCTAAGTTCTACAACGATGAGATCTACACGGCTCTTCCTGTTGGGGAGACTCGTCGCCACTTTGATGCGGTCCCCAAGAAGGCACGCACCCAAGACATCACCAATAACCGACTCTTCTACGCAAACTACGTTGAGGGGTTCGACGTACCCGATGTTGACGCTACTATCAATCACGGATTTGCTGAGAGACCTACCGACTTTATCTCCCTTCAGCTGGAAGTTATTCCAGAGATCAGACAGGTCAACGACTCTACGGATGACACCTCTCCCCACAACAGGGTTTCTGCATACAAGCTGGATACATCTGGACTGCCTGACAGCATTGCCGCTGGCACTCAGGTTATCTTCAACCTGAACGTAAGCCCAGACAATAACTTCCACTTCTACGAGTCACGCAACAGCTACCACGGAAGTGCTCAGCTCACCAAGCTCGGTGATGGTACCGAGGGCCACATCGCTCAATCGGTTGAGCATCAGGGTCTCTTCATTGACATGGGAAATGAGACTGTTGGCATGGCTGCTGGAGGAGCTTCGTTCTTCCCTAGTCTTCAGGGAGGTGGTATCGACCTTCCTTCTGTAGCAGAGCAAACGTCTGGTCTTAAAAGACGGTCTATTGCAGAGATTCCATACAGAACGGCAAACTCTATCGACGAAGCTATGCCTCGTTGGGCTCCTGCGTTCACGAATGAAGGTGAGATCGATGTTACTTACGGTACTTCGGCACACAACCCATTCATCATTCAGGGGAGACCACTTGAGTTCGGCGCTTCATTCAGCACATTGCTCGACATCTCACGTGAGAGACTATCTCTGATTATCAGAGACCTCCTCACTGGCAACTATCTCAGAGGAGACTCGTCTTTGTTTGATTCTCAAGTAGTTAACGGAAACCCCGTTTCTATCCCTCTGATCGACACCATCTCTGTAAACAACGTTGCTCAGTACGACATCGACTTGAACATCTCCAACAAGGATAAGCTGAATGTCTTCGGGTCTCCCGACTACAGGACTAAGCTGATCAATGCTGTCGGTGACTACAGTGCAATCGAGGCTGCTGATTCAAGGGGCGTGCAGCCATGCGGTTTCTTTATTGTGAACAAGGCCACACCAAGCTTTACACTTAGAGATATCTCTGATCAGTACGCCTTGTCCGAGTATGGCAATCAGGACAATTCATTCTTTGCTCTTGACTTGGTCGACATCCAGAACCCAGAGATCTTCACTTGCATCCCCGATGTGGATATGAGCGAAGGGGTGGGCGATAGAATTTCCAACTGGGCTGACGTCTTTTTGACTAATGCCCAAGGCGGTGAACTTGATCTCCAGTTTGGAAACATCTTTGACGGATGGGTATGCTTGACTCCTGATTTCATTCAGTTTGAGCTTGGGGATCTTAGCGCCCCAGAGCTAGGTGCAACAGGTGCTGGGGGTATGTTCACTCACCTCGGCTCTCAAGCCGCATTCATCGTTAGTGGATTGGACCCATTGATTGATTCAGTTGAACTTAACGGCATCTATGGGACTCTTGAGGATGAGATTGACGTCACTCAAATCAAAAGGTGGTTTGGTGGTCTCATCCCCGCAGGAACAACACGGACTCAAGTTGAGAGACTTGATGGGGTGTTCTCATTTGCATACAGTGGAGAACAAGCACTGATTCATACATTCAGCAGGTTCGCTGCTGATGCTCAAGAGTTTGATGATATTGAGATCATCCAACGTGAAGACGCTTTCTTCCAGTTTGCATTCTCTACACTTGACGGAGAGGCTGGAGCAAGCGGGAAGGACTCTGGCGAACTTGCAGGAGTTAACTACAAAGGCCTTGACTTTGGAAGTGTTACCCACAAGTGTATCGTTATGGGATACGCACCATTCATCGGGTCTTTTGAGTCTTCAGTTTTCAAGGACGCTATGGGTCAGTCTAGCTGGAACATGCCGTTGCTCTTCGTCCCAAATGATCAGAATGCTGTTACGTCGATTGACATGTGGTCGGACTCAGCTGCTGCTGATGCTGACGACCCCATCCTCGAAAGAGAGTCTGCAATCGTTGAGGTAACCTCATTTGATGCTATAACTGTTCCTCCCAACACGGGCAGCACTGCTAGCAGGTCCTTTAAGACAAAGGCCACTCACGACTTCGGCATCGTGTTCTACGACCAGAGAGGTAGATCCACCGACGTGGTGCCTCTGGGGAGTACGTATGTTGACGGGTACGATAACGGAGTTGCTCAGGGGCCAGTAAGCATTCAAGTCAACTTGAACAGCTCTCCCCCGTCGTGGGCATGGCACTATCAAATCGTTTACGGAGGCAACAGCACTGTTGATGACTTCATTCAGTACACTGCTGGTGGGGCGTTCATTGAGCACGCCAACGAAGGAACGAACGGAAACATCTACGTTTCCCTCAACTACCTTCAGGAGAACAGAGACGTGTCTTACGCTGAGTCTTTCGGGGCTGTATCTACAATTGGAACCAAGGACCTGTACAACTACAAGGAGGGTGACAAGCTGCGGATCATCTCTTATTACTCGAACCAGTCTAACAGGGTGTACCCCACTGCATATGAGTTTGATGTAGTCGGTCTGGTCAACCTTGCTGATGACGAGGACAACCCGCTTATCAACCAAGACAACCCTCCAGCCATCCCCTCGAAGGTTGGTCAGTTCTTGGTTTTGAGAGACAACCCCAGCGCAACTGGATTCTCGTTTGACTATGTGAAGTCAGCTCAAAGCGGTAACGGCACCTCCCCTTCTGCCTCTAACGCTCACCTGTGGAACAACAGATGCGTCTTTGAGATCTACAGCCCTATCAACAATCAGGATATTGAGAACAGGGTCTACTACGAGATCTCTCGCAAGTACAACGTGATTAGAGATGGTGGGGTGCCCAGCTGGGAGAACAACCAGATTGTTCTTCAGAACGGTGACGTGTGGTTTAGACGAACTGCACTAGCCATGCCTTCGTACAACGTACAGCAGGAGAGATTCCTAAACCTTATTAGGGATGTAGGCACTAGCAGCCCCAAGTTTTTGGACTACTATGTTGAAAGCAAGACGTTTACAGACGTTATCTCTGGTGCGGACCAATATGATTACGGGCGCCCCAAGGTAATGAACCGATTCCAAAAGGAGATTCGCAGAGATTCCTCTGTGACCTTCTCGGACTTCAACAGCCTGTCTTCACCTGTCTTGCGATACACGACGTTTGACGCCACTACAAGCAACTTTAAGGATCTTCCCAATAAGCATGGTCAGATTTCCAAGATCGTTGATTTTGGAGACTCTATTTTCGTTCTGAACGAGGAGAAGGTCAGCGCCCTCCCAATCGCTCGCAGTGTCATCTCGGACCTCACTGGTCAGGAGTTGATCGTAGCATCAGAGAAAGTTATCGGAACTCAGTCTTTCTATGCGGGAGACAATGGTTGTAGCACCAACCCTGAATCGGTGGCCAAGGTGGGGGAGAGCTTGTACTTCGCAAACAAGGAGAAGCAAGAGGTATACAAGTTCAACCCAGCCAACGGTGTTCAGATCATCTCTGAGAAGGGCATGAAGTCGTACTTCAGGGAGCTCTTCCAGTCGGCCATTGACTCGTCACTTAACTCTGGTCAGGTCAGAGTTGTTGGTGGATACGACCCCATCCTCGACGAGTACGTACTCAGTGTGTACAATGCCGTGACCTTGAGTTTCTCTGGAGATGTCGAGGTTCTTCAGGAGTCAGGATCTACTGTTCAAGACGATCCAGTCAACCCGACAAATGGTGAAGGCGAAGAAGAGGAAGGTGGAGATGGCGTGGTTGGTCCTGTTATTGATCAGGATGTATTGGATGCGCTCGAAGAGCAAAATGAAATTTTGCTTGGGCAGGTCGGATCTCTCTACGATGCAATCGTCAATGTGATCAACGAAGAGGGTGCACCAAGTGTCGATGAGCTTACTGTAGAGCTGACCACTTTTGTCGATAACCTTGATTCTGAAATCACAGGTTTTGAGGATGCCATCTCATCTCTTACTGGAGGTGAAGTAACCGTAAATGCTCTTAATGAGTTTGTTGGTTTGCTTGAAGGATCTCTAAACGACAACGAGGCTACAATTACTGGGCAGCTTAGCTCAGCCAGTGCGTCTCATGAGCAGATCAGAGACAGCCTTAACACCAGTGCCCTGCAGATGACCGTCGCA